CGGCTATCGTACATAGTATTTTATCATTAGGCATGTACCACAACGATGGGGCCGATACGCAAAAATCGGTTTGTTTTTTGGATCAAGATGATATAAGTACCCCCACACCATCTGATGTAGGTGGTTATTTCAGCACGACAAATTCAGCATTGCAGGTGTTTAACGGCACAGCAACATGGGTTGCACAAATATCTAATGTCACATCGACAACATTCGACGTGACACCGAGCGCTTCAGCTTCGGGTGATGATTTGATTTATCTGGCGCTAAAGTTTTCAAATTCGCCGGATATATCTATTGATACATTGGACGGTCCAACAGCAACAGGTAGTTACTCGACAACAGCACCAGGGTTTGAACCAGATTTTTGTTTAATGTTTTTGTCAGATAATACGACTGTAAATACAGTGCAAAATTCAGAGTCAATAAGTATTTCAGCGTTTGATGCCGCAAACGAAGCTTGCTTAAGTTACAGCTCTAAAGATAACGTAACATTCAAAGTTGCTAAGAGCGAGTATAACGCAAGCGCTGTGGCAGACTTGACAGCAGGAAACACAGACCTTCATGTCGGTACATTTACTAGCTTTGATGCAAACGGGTTCACCTTAAATTTCCCGTCAACTGTTGCCGGGACATCCAGAAAGTGGGCGGCTCTAACGATAGGCCCAGCAATAGCGAGTGAGACATACACAACTTTTGAAGATTCTAGTCAAGCAACAGATGGCGCATATTTGGGGTTATTATTATGATTAAAGTAAGATCGAGCGGGGCAACATCAGGCACAATTGTTACAGGGCCAGGACTTCTATTCTCTGTTACTGTAACAACAGATGGCACTAATGATGGGCAGGTAATTGTATACGATAACACTGCGGCATCTGGCACAGTTTTAGCAGCTTGCAAATGTGCAGGAGATCAATTTTCTAAAACAGTTTCATTTTTTCCGATATCAGCATCAAACGGGATTCACTACACAGTAACGGGGACTGGTGCCAGCGGTATAATTACGTATTCAACAGATAGACAATCATTTAATTAGGTGAAAACATGTGGGACGTTAAAGAAAATAGCTCTGGTTCTTGGGAAATAAAGACGGACTCAACAGACGTGTGGACAGAACAATAACATAGCCAACCCATGGGGGCGTTATGAAGAGCGGGCAAAGCTTAAAACAGAGGCATAAACACGAAAGGCAGGAAAGTTTAAGGGAGCTTTTAAGTAAGCAGGGTCATTTACAGCAGGTTCTTGTTTCTGTTGAGAAACTTGAAAACTTATCAGAAGAAATGGAATCTGTTGATATTCAACGACTTAAGATTGCAATAGAGACAAGAATGAAGCTCTTGAATAAATATTTGCCAGACTTAAAAGCGGTTGAAATGGAAATAAGCGGCCCGGAAGGTGGAGCGATTGAGGGGATTATCATAACAGGGAAACCAGCCAAGACCGATGCATCAAATTGAGATACCAGATAAATTAATTCCTGTTTTCTTCAACCCTGATGGAACATGGAATCCAAAACGGTATAAAGGTTCTTACGGTGGCAGGGGTTCAGCAAAGACCAAGACATTCGCTAAGATGACAGCGATTCGAGCAATGCAGCTTGCCTCTTTAGGGGAAACTGGTGTTGTTCTTTGTGGCCGAGAGATTCAAAACTCTTTAGATGAATCAAGCCTGGCAGAAGTCAAGTATGCCATTCAGGATGACCCTGTTTTAAGTAATGCGTTTGATGTTGGCGAGAAATACGTTAGAACCAAATGCGGTCGAATCAGTTATGTTTTCCAGGGATTGAAACATAACATCGATGCCATTAAGTCTAAGGCTAAAATTTTAATTTGTTGGGTTGATGAAGCCGAAGCCATAGCAGATGAATGTTGGCGAAAGATAACTCCTACTGTTCGTGAGCAGGGGTCTGAGATTTGGATTACTTGGAACCCAGAGAGAAAAGGCTCGCCAACCGATTTAAGGTTTAGAAAAGACCCTCCTAAAAATTCAGTTTTTGTGATGATGAATTGGAGGGATAACCCTTGGTTTGGTCAAACAGCATTAAACGATGAAAGACTAGAAGACAAAGAAAAAAGGCCAGACACTTACGATCACGTGTGGGAAGGTGGCTATTTAGAAGTTAAGCCAGGCTCTTACTATGTCAATCAAATCATTAAGGCCAAAGAGCAAGACAGGTGGCTTGTAGACGTTCCTGAAAATCCACTTTTGATTATTAGATTGTTTGCTGACATTGGTGGAACCGGTGCCAAGGCTGATAACTTCGTGTTTTGGGCTTATCAATACGAAGGCAAGAAGATTAACTACCTTAATCACTATGAAAGCCAAGGGCAGGATATAGGGCATCATGTTAACTGGCTAAACTCTCAAGGTTATACCACAGACAGGGCCAAAATCTTCTTACCTCATGATGGTGAGACTAACGACAAAGTTTTAGACATAAACTACCGAAAAGCCTTCGAGGATGCTGGCTATTCTGTTGAGGTTGTCCCAAACCAAGGAAAGGGGGCAGCTAAAAATAGAGTTGAAGCTGTTAGAAATCATTTCAATAGAATGTGGTTTGACAAGAAGTGTGAAGCAGGCTGCACAGCTCTAGCGTTCTATGGGGCCAAGATTGACGAGAAGCGCGGTATTGACTTAGGGCCTAACCATGACTGGTCAAGTCATAGCTGTTTGCCTGCTGGTGTTAAGGTTTCCACAGCTAGAGGGTTAGTTAATATTGAGGACGTAACACCTTATGACTTTGTTGATATAAACGGAGTTTATGCAAGGGTTACAAATTCAGGATATATTAAGGATTCATCTATCCTAGAAATTGAGTTAAGCACTGGTGAGGTATTAAGATGCACGCCAGAGCATAAGATTTTCACGACTAAAGGTCTCTTAAAGGCTGATGAGTTGAGTTACAATGATGTAATATCAACCGAAGCTAGGCCGTTATGGAACATCAAGAAATTAAGTATTGCAGGGATAAGGGAAAGTATTACCGAGAATTTAAAGGCGAAAAATACTGGTTCTGGGATAAAAGGAACATATACGCTTGCCAAAAGGGCGGCATGCTTAGGCTGTTGCATAGAGAAGTTTTTAAGTTTTACAAAGGCCACATTGACAAAAGAACAGAGATTATATTTAAGGATGGCGACCCGAAAAACCTTTGCCCATCAAACCTTAGATCAAGGGATAAGAACACTGAAAGAAAACAGGCTATTAAGCATGAGCCACAGATATTCGATGGAAGGAAGTTCTACAGGAAGCCAGGTGGTTATTACAAACTGCCCAGAGAGCATGGTGGAACATACATGCACAGATATGTGTGGGCCTTTCACAATGGGGCGATACCTGAAAAGCACCATATCCACCATAAGAATGGTGACAAGTCTGATAACAGGATTGAAAACCTCGAATGCCTTAAATCATCTGTTCACGCAAGCTTGCACAGCAAGGAAAGCGACTGGATTGGAAGTGAGGCAAACAAAATACAGCTTGATGCAGCAAGAGAAAAGGCAAAAGAATGGCACAGATCAGAGACAGGAAGAAAGTGGCATTCAGAGCATGCAAAAAGAGTTAATAATAACCTTAAAAAAACAAAACTTTCTTGCTCAATTTGTAAATCAACTTATGAAACTACTAGGCCGAAAAGGTCTATTTACTGCTCAGGATTATGCAAGAGTAAAGCGAATTACAGAAATAAAAAACAAAGTGCCAGTTTATGACATAACTGTAGATCATCAGAAATGCTATTACGCAAACGGTGTTCTTGTAAGCAATTCAGATGCTCATGGCGGCTCGGCAATAGTCTATGAAGAACCAAAAGAATTTAAACCCTTAAATTATCCTGGTGTGAATACAGCATGATCTCAGATCAAGAAATACTGAACATAGTTAGAGCCGAGCTTAAAGAAAGCATTGGCTATTCAGGCGAGTCTAGCCCATTACATGAGAATAGATCATTCTTGATGGACTCGTATAACTGTGAGCCTTACGGAGATGAGATTGAAGGAAGAAGCAGGGTTATAAGCGCTGATGTATTCGAAGTTATAGAGGGGCAGCTCCCCACTCTGGTGGACATGTTCACACAAGGCAAAACGGCACGATTCAAAGAGACACGACCGGAATATAAACAAGAGGCGCAAGAGAAAGAATACCTGGCGAACTATGTCTTCTCAGAGCTTCACAACCCTGTAAATATTCTTTTATCTCAGTTAAAAGATGGAATGCTGCAATATACTGGCGTTCACGAAACCTATTGGGATGATAGTGAGGAAATAGAGAAAAATTTAACTTTTGAATCCCAAACAGAGCAAGATTTGATTGATCTTCAGGTTCGTGATGATCTTGATATAATCGATATTGAGGAAACAGAGGAATTTTACACTGTTCAAGCCAAGCAGTCCGATAAGTCAGGCAAAGTTAGGATAGAAAGCGTTCCACCAAACGAGTTTATTATCTCAAAAAGGGCAAGGTGTTTCGATTCGTCACCTTTGATAGGAAAGATTACACCTAAGACCAGATCAGAACTGATCTCTATGGGCTTTGATAAAAAACAGGTGATGAACTTAGGAAAGGGTGAGGGAATAACTGACTCAGTACAGACAGCCAGACATAGAGATTTAGGCGGTAAGATTGAATACAACCCGACAGAAGATAGATCAAAAGATATTATATCATTGGCTAAACTATTCGTTAGGATGGATGCCGATGAAGATGGAACAGAAGAGCTTTGGTTAATTTATTACGCCCATTGTGATCAGGACGAAATACTAAAAAAAGAAAAGGTAGAGTCTCATAATTTTAGTGTTTACAACCCAATCCCCATGCCAGGTCGTGCTATTGGTACATGTGATGCTGCTCAGGTGGCTGATTATCAGTATTGGAAAACAACACTAATAAGACACCTTAATGATAATATTTACGCCACAAACTATTCACGGATAGGCGCAAATGATCTTGTTAATTTAGATGATCTTTTAACTCCGAGGCATGGAGGAATAGTCAGGGTTAAGGGTTCAAACCCGATTCAGCAAGCAATTCAACCATTCACCATTCCAAATCAGGTCAATGAGATAATTGCAGCCATTGAGCTGGCAGATCGAATGATTGAGCGCAGAACGGGCGTTACTCGGTACAACCAAGGGCTAGACGCAGAAGACCTAACAAGCACAGTTGGTGGATTCAAGGGCATATCAAGGCTCTCTCATAAGCGAATGAGACTCAAGGCACAAATTTACGCTGATTACGCTTTAAAGAAAATATTTGAGGACATAATCAAGCTTTATTCGATGCACTCAAAAGATGTGAAGATTCCGGTAGGTGACGGGGTTTTAGAATTAAAGCCAATGTCATGGAAAGATAAAACATCTTGCACAATTAGGGTTGGCACAAATGCAATCGATGAACAGAATCACATCTCAAACTTATCTTACCTTCTTGAACAGCAAAAGATAGAGCGTGAAATGGGATCGCCTCTTGTGGATAACAAGAAGATTTACAACACGTACAAAGAGATTGTTTCGGCAATTGAAGCAGGAGACGTTAGCGAGTACTACAACGACCCAGAAGTACCACAACAATTACTAATCGCGGAAATTGAAAAGCTGACTAGAGAGAACATGGCCCTTCAGCAACAAATGCAGAATCCTTTAGCGGAGGCCGAAGCCATTAAACAACAGGCCACGACTCAGAGAGAAATTGCGAAGATTCAGACCAAAGCACAATTCGACATGCTCAAGGCCCAACAAGAGCAGATGCAGCATGACGATAAGATGGCCATAGAGCTAACAAAAATTGAGGCAGATTCAAACAAGGACGTCCCAGGTAGCTTGATATGAAACTAAACGAAGAAGCACTAAAACTATTAAATAATCCTGCAATGATTAAGTTTTTCGAGGATGCAAAGGAAAAATACCACCAGATAATTGAAAGCACATCATATACACAGGATGAGCTTAGAACAGATTGCTATCTAATGCTTAGATCAATAAACGAATTGAAAAATACACTTTCAGAGTATGCTAAGTTTGGGGAAATTAAAGAAGTACCACAAGTTAAGAGATTAAAACCACTAGATTAAGGAGCTTTTTATGTCTGCTAACCCTTTGGGCGTGGATAGTACTGCGACATTCTCGGCGCTTTCTGAGCCAACCGAGCCGCAAGCCGAAACAGAGGCTCAATCTGTTACTGATGAGACAGTAGAAACTCAGAACCCTGCGGAATCAGGGCCATTAACTTCCAGTGATGAATCGCCCCAACAGGGTAACGAGGAAACCACAAGGAGAGTTAAGGCGAAACTAGGCGATCAGGATGTTGAGTTTGAAATTCTTACAGAGGGTGTTGACCCTGATGAATTTAAAACTGGCCTGCTAACCAAAAAAGCGTTTTACCAGAAGACGGAAGAACTAGCCAATATAAGAAAAGACTTTGAAGCTAAAGCGCGGGACTATGATTCTAATCTTGAGCAGATGAAATCATTAATTGATTACAAAAACTCGATTTTAAAATCAGAGGCCATGCAGGAGCTAAAGCAATCAGACCCTCAAGAATACTATGAGAAGCTAGAAGAGGCTGAAAGGCTTCAGGAAAACTTTTCCAAGTGGAATGAGGTTCGATCTGTTGAGCTACAGAAAGCACAGGATGAAATAAGGCAAAAAGAATTATCAAGACTGCCTGATGTTATTCCTGAGTGGCAAGACAGCGAAGTCATGAAAAGCGAGGCAAACGGTATTACTCAGATGCTTTTAGACAAAGGCTACACTAAAGAGCAAATAGCCAATGTTTATGATGCCGGTTTGATTTCTACCTTTCGC